ACCGTGAACTCGCTCATCAGTGCATTTTGACCAATGAGCACGGAGCGTGCAATTCCAAAAAGTTCTGCCGAGTTAATGCTATTCTGACGCCTGGTACCCGTGTGTTATGTCACCGATGGGCGGGAAGCGGACGTGACGTTATCGATTTGAGTACGTGCAATTGTAATATCCGCGATGCTTTAATCACACTGCTACTTCCTCGGAGTAGTCTGAAGGACGCCAAATTTATCAAATGCGAAATGAAATCTGCGGTCAAACTCTGCGCGAGCAGCCTCGTTGATCATTGCAGCCTTTAACAGTTTTACCACCGCTTTGTTCTGCCCAGTCTTATTGTGAATTTCTGCGTGACCCAAGGCGGTCAATCCGGATTTATCGCATGCCAAAGTGCAAGCGCCCAAAGACAACAATTGCCGAACGACCGCCGCGTTACCTTTCTGCGCACCGAAGCCCGAACCCCCTTGTGCAGCCGCCATCAACGGTGTTTGTCCGGCATTGTTTTCCACGTCCACAACTGACGCGAAACGATCAAATATTTGTTTTGTGTTTTTTACCCACGAACGACCGATCACAGCCAGCATAAGAGCGGTATTGCCATCTCGATCTGCGGTGTCTTTAGGAAGACCAAAATTTAGAAGTATCTCACACATTGCGATATTGCTTTGTTCTGCTTGGACAGCGGCGTGCAGCAATTCGCCCGCGAAGTCTTTTTTGATATCGCAAGGGTCTCGAAATTGTCTTAGGAAGTCCCGTAGTGCATGAGTATTGCCATCTTTAATAGCCGCAAAGGCCACCGCAATCCTGTCTGTATTTGACGAGCAGGACCGGTCATTTTTGCTATTCGAAAAAGTCATAGTATCTCCCCCGGATCGCCTCTCGTTTGCGCAACAGAATTTCCCTCCCCAGCTCGTCTATGAACAGGATTATCACACTATGGGAACGGGCGGAAATATCCGCTTCGGGCCGAAGGCGGGCATTGCGATTAAGAACGGTATAAAGCGAGAGTGTAGCAGAAAATGCAAAGGGCGGCCGTTTTCAACCAGCCCCTTCGCCCAGATCCGCCGCCTGCAATCACATCAGGTAGAAGAACATTTCGTCGTTGCCGTTCGAGCGCGCGAAGCGCAGGCCGGCGTCGTAGGCCATGATGCCGTTTCGATCCTGGTACGTCATGCCGCTGTACTGGGTGTTCGGGGCGATCATCCAGACGGTGTTGCCGACGTCCATGCCGACTCGCATCTGCAAGGGCATGCGGGTGGCCGCCGCGAACTGGCCCCAGAAGTCGTTGTTGGCGACCAGGTCCGCTTCGGGGTCGATCCCGCCTTCCGGCTTGCGCGACGTGATCCGGGTGCCGTTGTAGCCGTCCGAGGACGACACGTCGGGCCGGATTTGAATGTCGTTCGCCTGATTGTACGTGAAACGCTGCACGATGGCGTTGAACTGGTTCACCCACAGACGGGCCAGCTGGACCTGCTCGGGCAGCGTCGTCTCGAAGTTCGGCGCGGGGTTCGGGTCGTCGATCGCCGCCTCGTAGGAGCCCGTGAAGGTCCACTTGACGGTGGCGAAGTTGCCGGCTTCCGCCGTGATCTCGAACGTGCCGTAGGAGCCGGGCATCTCGTGCAAGACGCCGTCCTTGTGCATGTACAAGGTCAGGGACAGGAAGTTGTCCGAGAGCGGCTGCAGCTGGAGGCCCGAGGGCATCAGCCACACCACCCACTTCTGGCCGACCACGAGGCTGCCCGTGAACGTCGGCGTCAGGGACAAGCCCTTCGTGCCGAGAACGAACGGGGTGCCCGAGGTGACGACAGCCGCCGCGACGGCCTCGCCGATGACGTCCGAGGATACCGCAATCTGAGCCGTGCCCGACGCGCCGCCGACCGTGCAGGTCAGGTAGTAGCAGATGACGTCGGTATTGGAGGCGATGTTCGTGCCCGTGGCGAGCGTCGCCGCGCCCCACGCGCCTGCCGAAGAACCGCTGGCGTGGTAGGCGACGCCGATCGCGTTGCCGTACGTGCCCAGCTCGTTCGCCGTCACGACCAGGGTCGAGGTGGTCGAAGTCACCGTCACGTCGGCGGAGACCGTGCTGGTGCCGGCGTAGTAGTTCAGGCCCGCGCCCGTCGCGCCCATCGCGGCCAGGACGATATTCGCCAGCGAAACCGACGCGCTCGCGCCGATCAGGACGTCGTTGACCGCCGCGATGGCGGTCTTCATCCGGTAGACGACGCTGTCGATCGTGACGGTGTCGCCATCGGCGAAGTTCGCCGTGGACGTGAAGGTCTGCGCCGCTTTCGCGCCAGAGCCGACCGCCCACACGACGCTGTCCGCCTCGTCGCCGACCGCGAACGGACCGATCGTAGTCTGTGAGCGGTAGCCGTTGATGGCGTAGCCGCAGCCCTGGAACAGCCGGGCGATCATCGGTGCGTCGCTGAGGCGACCCGAGTTCTCCAGGCCGTTGCCGCGAAGCTCCGTCTCGAACTCCATCGTCGCGATCTTGCGGCCGATGATGATCGGCATCGGCGACAAGTCGTTGCGGACGAAGTTGCGCTCCAGGACGTTCGGCCGGATGCTGAACGTCGGGTTGTTGACCAGCAGGCCGTCGTTCACGCCGACGCTGGCGGGCTGCTTGTAGATCGTCTCGATAGCCGCCTGGACTACCGACTTGCGAGTAAGAAGGACCGTCATCGCTCAAATCTCCTTTCGAGTTGCGCCGATGGCGGCTTAGCCTGCGATCACGCTCAGCGCGCGCAGGCCCAGCTCTGTCGCGCAAGCGTTCAGAGCGGCGGCCAGCGTGCCGATGTTGTTCTTCGTCGTCCCGAGCCAGGTGTTGACGGCGGTGTTGAGCAGGGTAACGTTCCCCGCGCCTCCGACCCCGGTCGCTGTCGGCGGGACGCCCGCGATCTGGTTGCCGACCGTACCTCCGAGCGCGTCCGCGCCGAGCGTCGAAATGTCCAGCGCGTTCTGCAGCTTGGTGATGGCCGCGCCGAGCGTGGACAGGTTGTTCTCGGCGATCTGCATGTCGCTGAGCGCCGACACCTGATCCACGGCCGAAGTGCCCGAGGAGCCGTCCACCGCCGTCAGCGAGCTGGAGACCGCCGCCAGCGTGGCGGACGCGACGCCGCCCGAGTAGTCCTGCAGCGGCTGAACCGCGCCGCCCGTGGTGTAGGCCATTTCGTTGAACAGCTTCGTCAGGGAGGCGAAGGAGTTCGTGAGGACCGCCATCTGCGTGTCGAAGCCGGCCTTCGGAGCCGAGGTCGTGGCCGCGCCGGCAGCCGGGGTCGGCAGGGTCTCGGCCGCGAGCGCGCCGGCAGCGGTGCCGCCCGTGTTGTCGGTCAGGCTGTATTCGTCGGCGACGATCATCGTGTTCCACGCCTGGGCGAGGGTTGCGAACACGTTGCGCACGGAAGCGAACCAGTTGCCGACGTCGGTGGCGAGCATCGACTGCTGGCTGGTGGCGGCGTTGCCGACTGCGGGGATGACGAGGAGCACGGTGTAGGTGGACGAACTGACACCCAGGGTCTCGACGATTTTGCGCTCACCCAGCGCCTTCAGAGTGTCGTTCATGGCGAACGTCAGAGACTTCAGGTTCTGCGCCACGGCCCCCATCGCCGCGACGGCCGAGTTGTAATCGACGGCGTTGGCGGTGCTGGCGGCGGTCACGGAATTGTCGAGCGAGGGGACCGTGTAGGCCGCCGCGACCGTGCCTTCGGAATAGTTCAGGCGCGGGAGCTGCATGTACGTCCGCACGGCGTTGAGGGCCGCGACCATGACGGCGGTGGCGTTCTTCACCTTGCCCATCGAGGTGCCGAAGGCGGTCGCCTGCGCGCCGTTCGAGCCGCTGAGAGCGCTCATCGCCGGGATCGGCAGGGCCGAGACAGTCGGCGGGGCCACGGAAGGCGTGCCGGCCGTGTTGTCGGTGATGGCGGAAATGGAGGCCGCGTAGAGTTTCGCGCGGGCGTTGTCGTTCAGCATGGTGCGGAGAATGTCGGCCAGACCGCCCTTTTCGCGGGAGGCGAGCTTCGACAGAGCGGAGAAGCTGTGCTTCTGAATACGAACTACAGGCATCGGAACACCTTTCTGGTGTGCCAGGACTGAGCTGGCCCCAAGCTGCCCGAGAAGGAGACCGCCCCGAAGGACGGTCTCAGTCAGGGAGGAACGC